GGGTAAGTGATCGGAACGGTATCCCCCCCGCCTACCGAAACAATGGACAGGTTCCCGACAGTCCCGCCAACCATGTGGATCAGAACGCTGTTGCCCGTCGTGTTTACCCAGTTAATCGGCAGAGTTACCGACTGGGCAGTTACTGTCGGCGGCGCGTTCTGGAACTTGTTGGTCGTCATGTTGTAGTTGTTGCTGTGGCACGATTGAGTGCCGTTGTCGACGATCAGGGTGCCTGTGATGCCTCGGCTAAACGAGGTCTCACTAACCAAAGTGCCCATCGCGCCGCTGACGATGGTGAGTGCGTCCGTCAGGCAATCGACGATTTTGCTATTGACCGAAGCTGCCTGGACCACGATGTTCACCGCGTCACATGCGATCAAACGGATGCCGTTGCCCGACAAGGATACGTCGGTTGGGTTCACCTCAAAGTTCATGCCCCAGAATTTATCTTTGAGCGCGTTCGTCGTCGTATTGAGCCCGATGATCGACGAATACTCGGCATCGCCTCCCCAGAAGTTGTTGCCTAGGGTGCTCTCCAGGTAAATGCCCGTGCCGCAACCGTTGGCTTTGAGATTCCAGAAGTTGCAGTATGAGGTTTGCTCGCCTGTTAGGCGCTGAGACAGCGTGACGCCAGCTGCCGGGACACCACCCAGGTACCACGCAGGAGATCCCGTGCTCAGGTCGCCTGGGGTAATGTTCAAGTAAAAATCGCCGAGGACCGCCCACTCGGTACGCAGTGCTGCGTTTGAAGTGCCGCAGCCGTGGACGTTAGCCGCAACGACGAAGTCGCCTACACATGCACGAGAGTAAATCGCTTGCCCCGTGGTTGGGCCGCCCCGCAGTGTCAACGGGCGTCCCGGCGATCCGATGTAGAACCCGTCGACCTTCATTCCGGACAGGGCGCCGCCATCGAGATTCAGGTTAGGGCCCGTACCGGTGTTGGTAAACGTGACCTCGCCTAGGAATTCAAATACTAGCCCTCGGATGGCCAGGTTAGGGCAAGCCGACTTGACGTAGTCCCCGGCGCCGAACTGCACTGTGGAGTGAACGCCGGTTGCCGCGATTGCCGCAATGTATGCCATCATTGACGCGAATTTCGTAGTGATGTCGGTGCCGTCGCCGTACATGCCCCAGTCACTGGCACGGATCACTTCGCGACCGAACGCGATCCAGCGCCCGGTGGCTACGCCGGTGACCGCTACCACGTTGAAGTCGTTAGCCGTTACGGTGGATGCTTCGTTCCACCAGAACTGCCGATCGCCGCGCCCAGGAGTTGCCGCATCGCCGCCTAAGAGCAGGACGATATCTTTTGGATAGCGACCCTGCCACGTTTTCAAACTAGCCAAGCTGGCCATCTGCGGGGTTGCGCCGGTTACAAGCCCGACACCATTAGCCGCGGCTAAGGCAGCGCGTAGGGTGGCGTCGCCCACTGATACGAACTTGGGCTGGTCCACGGTCCAGTTGTTAACGGTTGTGTACGGTAGCACCAGGCTTGCCCCTGGACGCCAGTACTCGCCAGCCTTAGACATGACCTGGTTGGGCTGAGTAAACGTCAGCTCCCCGACAGCATCATAGTCGCCGATAAATTGGTATCCGCTGGCGAGCAGGAAATCAGAGAACGCTACCTCCATGCCTGACCATGTTTCGCGGCGTCTCCCGAAACGGTCAAGGAACGAAGGAAGCAGGCTGTTCATCGCGTCGTCGAAATCGGAAGCGTTGTCGAACAAGTCTTTGGGCGAGGTTGACCCTAGCGGGTTCAAGGTGTTGTACGTATTGGTCATTGCGTTACCTACTTAGATGGTCGGAATCATGACGCAAAAGGCTATCAGCGTTGTAGCGCAATTGTTGCATTTTATCGTCCCGTCTGTTCCGACCGTAATCGAGGGCACAATCGCAGAAGTAGAAGAAACTGTTGGAAAAGCTGAGGCTGGGAAAACCATTTGAAAAGGTGGCCGAAAGCCTGCCGGCAATGTGGCAATAGTTGTCCCGTCCGTGCTCGTGCCCCCGCCTACAGACATTTCAATATGCACCATGTCCAGTACTTTGCGGTACGCCGCTCGCCGTGAAGCCGTAACCGTCCAGCTATTCTGTAGCGTAAAGTTCGTGTATGCCTGGGGGGCCGCGCCTGTTCCGCCCTGAGCAAGGCTTAGCGCTGTAGTCAGACCCGTTAAACTGGTGATGTCTCCGTTAGCGCCGGACGACGCGGCCCCTAATGCCGTCAGAGCCGCCCCTGCGGTCGTTGCTCCCGTCCCGCCATTAGCTACGGGGGTGGCAATCGACGCTGCTGTCACGAGCCCTTTAGCATTTACCGTGACGGAACCGTATGTGCCTGCCCCTACGCCGGAAGCGGCCAGGGTCAAGGCGGCTGTGACGTTAGCGGTGCCGTTGAAACTCACAGTCCACGTTGCATCGCCCGTCGTCGAGATACTACGTGACGTCGCAAGAGCGGTAGCTGTCGCCGCTAAGCCGGTGGTGTTGCCCGTACCGCCGTTAGCTAACGGCGTCACAACGGTGCCGGCTGTGACTCGGCCTTTGGCGTCTGTCGTAACCTGGCCATACGTGCCGGCCACGCCAACGCTAGCCAAAGTGAAAGCTGCGGATACGTCAACCGCGCCATTGAAGCTCACGGTGTAGGTGCCGTCACCAGTGATTGCAATGTTGCGCGCGGTCGTGAGGTACGCCGCCGTACCGTTGGTGTTGCCTGTGCCGCCCTGTGCCGCGCTGAGCGCTGTAGTCAGACCCGTTAAACTGGTGATGTCTGAGTTAGCGCCTAACGACGCCGCCCCGATAGCCGTTCGCCCAGCTGCGGCGTTCGCGATGCCCCCTAACGTTCGCCCTAGCGCGGACAGGGTGTACATGGACAATGCAGAGGATCCAGTGAAATAAAACCCCCGGTCAGCTACCCCGAGCAGGCCTGCCAGTGCGGCAACGTTGGGGCTTACCAAAGCACCTGCATCAATCTCCATCTGACGCCAGCTCTTGCGCGGGGCGCCGAGTCGATCGAGGTAGCTGGCGGCTGCACCATTCACCAGTCGGTCGAATACGGTAGCGTTGTCGTCTATGTCCCGTGGGTCGGTCGAGGGTACGAGGTTGCCCGTATTATAATTACTCATGGCTGTGGCCAGTCCTCGTTAATAGCTGAGTCCATCGCGTCTGCGTAAATCTGCCATGGGTTTAGTGGCCATTCGCGGTTCATCGCGTAATCGAAAATGTCGGCGTGCAGAATGTATTCTGGCAGCAGTTCGGCCCAGTTCGGCGGCAAGAGCGGCCGGTTCCTTACTTCGCAATTGACTTGGTACTTCCAAAGGAATTTACCTGTCAGCTCGCCGCCTACTGGTGCTTCAGTGAACCTTACCTCTTGGGTGTCGAAACCTAGAGGTGTAAGCAGCTCGATCTCAAACCATCCCGCGCCGACTACCTGCGCCGCCCATGCTTCGAACAACGAAGCCTGCGGTGAAGTCATTATCCAGCGCAGCGAGACCATGGTCGGTACGTTGCGAAACTCGATCCGCTGGCGTGCCCTACCGCTGTCCATCTGCGTACGCCGGATGTTGTTGACCGGCGTGAACGCATAGTTCTCCCGCAGTGGGCACGGTAGCCCTTCCGGGTAGACTGGAATTGGCATCAGCGGCCCGCCGTCTGCAAACCGAACTTACGGGTCATCGCATCAGCGGAGCGGCCATCTCCAAGCAAGTCCGCTACGAAAACATCGATCATCTTCTCCCCCTGGTCGCCAGTACGCTCTTGAGATTGCCCGGCGCGTGATGCGTCTTCGATCAAGTTTACCGTAGTGCCGCCGGTTCCGGTTGGCGATTTGATGTCATTCAAAGTTTTGTCCAGTTTGGCACTGGTCTGTGCGGTGGTCACCCGTTCCCCTTTCTGGAGCAGCCAGGTGCCGGTCTGCGGTACAGCGTCGATGCCGTCGTGCGCCATACCGGCCAGGGCTACGCCTTCGGCTACCGCGGTCGTAGAGAGGATAGCGCCGGTTGCTGGGATGGCGTTAGCGCCGAACGATGCCAGGGAAGCCAGGGCGGCGGCGGGGGCGTATGCAGCCGCTATAGCGGTGCCTGTGATACCGGCTTGCGCAATCGATGCCGCGGAGGACGTAGAGCCTACCAAGAGCTGCACGGCTTGGTATACGAGCCACTGAGCCGCCATCTTCACCAAGGCGCCTACCACGGCTTGCACCATCGTACGCCCGAGATCTGCGAACGCTTCCCCGACCGTCTTAGTACCGTCGAGGATCGACATGAAGCTGCCCGCTAAGCCGCTGCTAAGCGTGTTGAGCGTACCTGTTACCATCTCGGCGGCCTGCGCGCTGAAGTTCTTGGCTTCCTCCGCCCAGTTGGCCCAACCTTCGGACGCGCCGAGGAAAAACGAACCCTGCGCTTCGTCCAGTTGGTTGTAGTAATCCTGCTGCATCACCAAGCGCGATGCCAGGTTCTCTTCGAGGATGCCCGTTTCTTGCTTATACAGGTTTTCGCTGATCTGCCCAGTGTTGAACTGTTTGTTCAGCTTGTCCCGTTCGGACTGGTAGTCCTTACGGATCGACAGATCTTCTTTCAACCGCTCGCGCAGCTTCCCCCCTTGGCCCAATCCGGTTAGCTGAGAGTTCAAACCATCCTGTGCAGTATTGAGCTTGGACGATTGGGTTTCTTGGAACGCGGCTAGCTTGGCGGCTTCTTCGTAACTAGTTTTGCGTGCGGCGACTTCCTGCTCAAGTGCGACGTTGCGCTTCAGTTGCGCGCGTAATAAATCAGCACTGGCGAGGATCGATTTCTGGTCAACTGTCTGGACAGCCGTAGCCTTGATATCGGCGATCTTTTGTTCAAATTCGGCAAGAGCCTTCGCTTGCGCGCCGAGCGTTTTATACTTGCCGGTCTGATCGTCGATCGAATCCGACTGAAGCTGAAGCGCTGCCGCTTGCTCGCGCAGGGTGCCCAGGAGCTTCTGGCCGGCGTCTTCGCGTACGGCGGGAGTCTTCTTGGCCGCGGGGTCTTTGTACTTTTCGTTGATCGCGGCGATGTCTTTAGCCTGCTGCTCTGTGGAGAGCAGCAAAGAATTATCGCCCGAAGCGCGCGCCGCTGTGACACGACGTTCAACCAGTTCGCGATATTGGCCAATCTCTCGGGCTCGCTTATCGGCGTTGGATTCGGTTTCCCGGCGCAGCTTGTCTAGCTCGACCTGGTCGCGCAGAGCGGTAGCCTGTTGCTCTTGCTGGAAGCCTTTCGATGCAGCGCGGCGGTCCTGCTCGTTCTTCAGAATGAGCTTTTGCGTTTTATCGGCTTCTAGCGCTTGCTCGCGGAAGTCGTCCGCCGGAGCGACACCGTTTCCACGAGTATTATTGTTCGCGCGAGCATTGGCGATCGCGTTTAACTGGTCGTCCAGTTTCTTGATCTGTTGGTCTAATGTGTCTTCGCGCCCGATGTTGAGCGCCGCGTCCCAAGCTCCTTTGGCCGCGCTCTTGACCGCATTCCATCCGGTCTCTAAGGTGCCTAGATTCTTCTGGACAGCCGTAGCGGTACGTTCTAAGCCACTCTCGTAGGCAGCGTTGGCTACGGTAGCCGCTTCCTGCACGTTGCCTTGATCTTGCAGCGCTTTAATGTGCTCGTACGTCGTCGCGGTCAGGAAGTTCATCGACTCGTTGAGCCTGAGAATTTCCGCCGTTGGGTCTTTGGCGATCTTCTCGAAGTTCTTTACGGTCTCTTCGGCGGCTTGCCCTGTCGCCTTCTCGAAGGCTATGGCCGCTACGGCGATCTGTTCAAAAGCCTCTTTTGGGATGCGCGTCGATGTGGCCAGTTGGGCGAGTACGTCTGAAGCTTTGCTGATCGTGCCGCCGGACAGGGAAACCTGCTGCGCCAAATCGGCGAGCTGATTGGTAGTCGTGCCGGCGGTATTACCGGACGTCGCTAGGGCGCTGCTGAAAGCTGTTGTCTCGTCACTGCCCTGCTTATAGGCCAGGGCTAATACCGCGGCGGCGGCAGCGGCAACCGTGAAGGGGTTGATCAGGCCGAGAACGTAACCGCCGAGGGCTTTCGCCGCAGGACCGATGCCGCCAAACATGTCCTTAAGCTGACCGCCCTGCTGCAGGAATACTGTCAGCGGCGACTGGCCCGCTTGTAGCGAGACAGCGATGTCAGTGAACTGTGCGGGCACGTTACGCAGATTCGCGGCCATCGCCTTGGCAGATATCCCTTGAGCATTGAAGCCCCTGGTATTCGCCCCGATAGCTTTATCGGTCGCCGCCAAGGAATTGCGGGTCTCCTCAAGCTTCTTGCGGTAGACCTCATAGTCGTCGGTCGGCAGCCGACCCGCCTTGCGGTGGGCTTCGAGCTGTTGCTCCATCTTGTCGAGACGGGAATACGCAGCAACGGTCGGATCTATCTGACCGATCAGCTTATCAAGTGCGTCGCCTTGGAACTTGGCTTCCTTAGTGGCGGACTTCAAAGCCCGCTCAGCCTGATTCATACCGCGCTCGAAGCCTGCGGTATTAGCGACTAAATCCAGCGTAAGTTGGCCCAACGATGCACTGGCGATGGCTAGGGCCTCCTAGAAGCTTGCAACACCCGCATGAAATCTTGCGGTGTGGCGATTTTTAGTTCGTCATCAGATTCCCTGTTCGGGATGAAGTCCGCGACCTTGGTGTTCTTGTTGCCCATCAGCTGCGCGGCGGTACTACAGATCAGCGCGGCGGCCTGCTCGATGCGTTCAGCGATGTTCAGGCCCCCGTGGCGCTGCATGTACCGAGCCCATTGCCGCGCTTCGACCAGTGACATGTTCTGTTGGGCTTCGGCGATCGTGCGACCGCCTATGCCGTTCATAACTAGTTCGAACCAGAGGTCTTCCGGGGGCTCGTCTTTGCTGATTGCGCTTCGTTAACCGCAGTGATCAGCGCGAGGAACAGCGTGTCGCAGATCGGGCCGCGATCTGGCGAGGCGGTGCCGAGCACGTCAGCCGTGCTGAATACCGGAGCGCCGTTCTCATCGCAGACCATGGTTGCGATCCGAGCGGCCAGGTGTTCCTGGTTGCCTTCAGCAGCTTTCCAGGTGTTGGTGATCGTGTGGTACGACGCCAGGCGAACGTAGATGTCAGCGACCTGCTCTACGCCTTCGGTGTTGTGCCACTTGATTTCACGCTTCACGAACGGTTCAGCTGCGCTAACGAAAGCGCCGGCTTCCACGAGGTCTTTAAGATTGAAGGCCATGGATTAGCTCGACGACTTAGGAATGAGAACCGGCTCGCCGGACACTTGGATACCGACGGTCGAAGTGACCATGGTGTTCAAGCCGAAGGTGAACGGGTAGCTGTTCATGTAGCCTTCGAAAACGATCCAACTACGGGTCGGCGGCAAAATGAACTCATCATCGCCGGAGCTATCAGTGCCAACAGTCGGCAGCGTGGTGCCGTCAGAGAAACCGATAGCCCACTTCAGCGTGGTGCCGGCGGTTTTCAACTGGTGCAGACGGATGTGCGCCGGGTCAGAGGGGTCGAACTGCAAGCCGAAGGTAGCGGCGCCAGGGGTGGCTAGGCCGGCTTCATAGGTGCGCGCCAAGTCATTGAGACAGGTCGTTTCGATTTGGTCGATGGCGGTGTCGATGCCATCGATAGAGGTGATACAACCCACGTCCAACAGGGTGCCTGTTGCGGGGTCGATGGCAACCAGGTCGCTGCCCTGTGCTTTTATGGTCATGGTGTAGCCTCGTGGAAGTGGGGAACGTTCGGCGGAAGCATACCATGCGGCGTGGGTTTCGCAAATTAGCGATTGACTAACCAGTTGAGGTCAAACCCGGTGCGGTAAAGCAAGGTGTCCGGCTCGCGATCGGTGCCACGGTATGACGTGACGTGGCATTCGAGTTCTACAGCATACCGGATCGCTTCAGCTACGGTGGTGCTCGACTGTGCGGTGGTGCCGTACACGTCCACTTGGAGCACTGCGCGGTCGGCTTTCGGGCGGCAGTTCAGGGTATTGAACGGATCGCCGTCGATCCACTGATAGACGACGTAGGGCTTTACTACTGATTGAGGCGCGCTGCCGAACGGATAAATTCTCGGGAGTGCGCCACCGAGCAGTGCTTGGACGGTAGTATCCGCTTTGCACACGTTGAAGAAAGGTACGTCCATTAAGCTGCTTCCTCTTCAGGCATCCGAGCGCCTTTTAGCCTGTTATCAAGAGCCCATAGGGGTTGCAAATTACTATAATGGAAAAGAGGTGAAACCTCTTCAATTGTTTTTGCGGAGGCTAGAGGGATAATGTGATCGATATGCCACTCCGAGCGGTTATCCCAAGACATCCCCTCTGTAAATTTTGATTCAAGATGCTCGACGAGTTCGACGTAGGAGCAACCAATTAATTTATAGGTCGAATCCGGTTTAGCAAAACCTTTCTTACGAAAGAAAATACTCATCCTCCCTCGAAGCCTTAGAGACATAGCGAACACAGGGTCGTTTTCTTTACGCTCTTTTACATACTTACGCATGTATTCCTTTTTAGAGTCCCAATTCTTTTTAACGTATTCTCGCTGCTGGGCTTTCAGCCGCTCTTTGTTTTCCGCCCTATACTTCTCCCCGTAGGCAAGTATCTTGTCTTTGTTTTTAGCGTAGTTTTCCTTGACCTTGGCGATGCAGTGTTCTCTAGTTCTTAGGTACTTTGCTGCTTTAGCTCTCTTGAGGTATTCCCTGTTTTCTTCCCGATATTTCTGGCTGGTAGCCTTAACTTTTTCGGCGTTGGCAATTCCATATTCTTTTTTATAATTCTTCATTCTTTCTGTGTTACGGGCGACCCACTCTCTCTGCTGGTGCTTCAAGCATAATTTGCAATAGTGTGTCATCCCGTCCGCGGCTTTAGACCTTTTGTTAAATTCATTAAAAGGTTTTGTTATCTCGCATTTTGTACATGCTTTCACTTAGCGCGATCTCCTCATAAGACGGCGCCATCGTATCAGTTGATGTCGAGCCGAATCAACTGGAATTTTGCAACAGAAAGGAATTCTTGAAACACGGCTTGCTGGTTCTGGTTTAGAGCGTTACGCATGAACGGCTGCGCACGAACTCCGCTATGCCCTAGTTCGACCCAATGCCAGTAGAAAGTATTGCCGCCTCTGACGCCTCGTTTACGCTTACGTACCCCGACAGAAATCTTTGTCGAACCCGTTTCTTCGAAGTACTTTTTATCTTCGATCATATCTAGGTTGTTCGGGAGATAATTTCGCGTGTTTGGATCGTCGACGCGGGAGGCGCGATCTTTAGCGTCCGTTAGTACGATCTGCATAGCTTCTTTGGCCGCAGGAACGACGATTTTCCGCTGAAGCTCCTGCGGCAAGGTCTTGAAGACCCGGGACAGTTCGTCAGCGCCTTTCAGTTTGTACGTGATCCAATCGGCCATGTCGTCGCCCTCGGTTTGGGCGGAGTTTATCACAGGCAAGAAAAAGCCCCGAGTTTTTAGGTCAGGGCTTTTGCGCATGGCTTCGTGTACAGACGATCTTAATGGGTATTGGCCGAGGCCGCAGGGCTCCTGATCACGAAACAGTCCCAAGCCCTTTTTCTAGCGCAAACGCTCATGCTGGATAAAGGTTATCAGGATAACCTTTTAAACGCAAAGGACGTGATGCCCTCGCGGCCGAGTTCCGTTTCGGCGTGGTTGACTTCCATAACTTGGAAACCTTGATCTTCGCACCAACGAATCAGGCCCGGGATCGAAAAATACCATAAATGCTCAGCCGGCTTGAAATGTTTGGACTGCAGTGCTTCCTCCGCGCTCTCAAACGTTGGCAGCGAAACGAAGAACCAGTCGTCTACCTGGGCAAGAAGCTTCTCCGGTTCCGGGATGTGCTCTAAGCTATCCCAGCAGGTGACGTGCGAAACCTTTTCCGAGTATGGGTCTTTGTAAGAGCCGGTCTGCTTCAACCACTCCACTGCTTCGCTACTCACGTCGAAACCATCGCCCCACGACTCCTTGACGTAGCGCCCGCCGCCGATGCCGATGTCTACTCCGAGGCAAGCTTTCGTGTACTTCTCGACCAGTTCCAATCGGGCTTTGGTCAGCGCAGCGCCCATTGGTGTTTCGTCGAGCTTCTGGTAGTGAGCGAAATACTCGCCGCTGTATGTCATCGGCGGCGAGCTGTGCCAGCCGAAGCCCTTCTCAGGGCTCCAAACGAAGGTGTCGGTCAGCCCACTGGGCAAGCTTTGAGTCATAATCGGAGATCCTCTTGTCGCAGTTGTGTGTTTTAAGGCGGCAGCGACAAAAGTTGTCAGGAACCGCAAAGGTAATTGTACTACCGGTCGGGCAGATTAGCTCCGGCGCGTTGAAACCCCCCTGGCCGCCGCAGATGATCCACGCGGGTACTCGCGCCGCAAGCGCCGCAGGAACCAGCCAACCGATACCGCCGATCACCGCCGAGGCATTGGCGACGAGCGACAGGAGTTGTTCTACCGGCAGTTCGCCTTTGTGATAGCGCTTGTCTGCGTGTGGTAATGGCTCTACCGCCCACTCCTGCCCTTCTATTAGGTCAGCGACACTAACAACTCTATACCCCCTGGCCGAAGCCTTCACCGCAGCTCGCATGATGTAATCGGGATCAGGGTTCCGAGTATCGGCTCGCCACTCGCTACGCACCGTAGCCGGACGGACTACAACGTATTTACCCTGTTCAGGTGACGGCGGAAGCGGGGGAAGGTCGAACTCTCCTGGCATTACACCGAAGCTGGCAATCATGCCGGGAATGATGCCCTCGGCGCCGTAGCGGATCTGCCGGGTGGGTTGGTGCGTCGGCGGCATTACCCAATCGGCGTGGCGCGCGATGTTCTTCGCTTGGGTGCGCAGCGTGGTTTGCGGACGGATGAAGTGGACGCCATCAATTCCGGCATAAATTTCCGGCCAGGGGGTGTCGAGGTAAACAGGTTTCGGAAGCATCTTCACGAACGCTCGTTCGTAAATATTGTCTCCGAGTCCTCTGTGGTTATGAATTATCATTTGATCACCGCGTAGTAGCACTCGCTGCCGTCAGCCTCCGTATACATGACAACTTTAATTTCCGGCGTACCGTAATTCGGACTACCCGTCGCGGGCTCTTCGACATAAATCTCGCAGTCACCTGCATCATCTTGCGCTTTTTGGAGTTTTCGGATCAGTTCTGAAATCAGCATGGTAGAACTCCATTTAAAAAGAACCCGCCGAAGCGGGTAAAGGAGGGTACGACGGGAAATTTGAAGGGGCAATTGGTTAAGGCTATCGCCCTGTTGGACGGACCCAAACACCTGTCGACGGTCCGCTTTCAATTGCACCAAGCATGTAGGGCCTGTTCGATCTCGCTTCAAAGCTTTCGCTCCACTATTCGAACTTCGGCTCCGCCTTTCGGTTTCTACGCCTACTATTTTCAAGCCCTACGCTTGGTGCAACTATTCCGCATGTGCGGGCTGCGACGGGCAAACTTCTCTAGACTTGCCATGCTTTCGCGGTCGGTGGCGTTGGTTTATCTTGCCGGTTACCGGGTCCGGCGGGGTCCTTTCACCACGGGGTCAATTTTATGCCTAGACAACGGCAGACTGCCGATTTTACGAAAACCCCGCGTACACAGCCTCGTCGGGATTTAAGAGCAGATGGCCGGACAGCGAATCCCGGTTAGTACCGACGCGCGTACTTCCGCAGTTACGATCCCATGATTTCTCACCGCCCGGTCGTAAACTAACTATCTTCCCGAGGTCGCTAACCCTCGCATGTTTGGCGGTGCGTCCCTCGCTGTAAAGGTTGAGGGCGTTTCACATCCGCTGAAACGAACTTTAGTCACTCACATCACAAGTGTCAACAACCTTTTGCAACTCTTTTTCCAGCATGCCTAACCGGTACGCTGTCAGCGCTGTGTCGCGTGAGCAATTCACCACGAGTTCACGCTGCACCAACCTGTGATGTTGCTTATTCCACTTCCGGCACAACGCTTCGTCCGGGTTCTTCGTGTCGCTGTGGTCGCCATGCCAGTGCGTTCCGCCTTGCACCGTGCAGTCGTACCCGAGAAGCAGGACGCGTTCTGCTCCTAGCTGAAAGGCCAGTTCAATCGCACGTAACCCACTGTTGTACTCCCCATAAGCGGTGTGCAGATTGAGACCGTGCTTTGCGGAAGCCTGGCGAGTACACGTCCATCGTTTAGGGCCGTCTGGCACTTTGGAGACGTTCGCATCCCACCACGCGAGATCACCTGCGTAAAGGTGATCGCACCACGGGGCTAACTGCCAGGAGTTGTTCACCGCGATTGTGGGAAGGCCGGCCGCGCGTACCAGTTCGCAGTCGTGCGCGTTGAGGCTCGGGCCGGAGGCGATGCAGACGAAGGTTTTAGCCTTCATTGGGGCCGAGGCTCACAGGTGCGGATACGTAGTCGCGCCCGCTTTCCTGATCCGGCAACCACGCGTGCACGTTGTAAATATCGCCGTTGTGCAAAATGCGTTGCTTGGCATTCAGGCCGGGGCGCTGACGGATGACGATGCGCGCGATGATCTCGGACTGGATTGCCGCAGCGGCCAGGAATTCCCGACCGCTGGCCGGCGCAATGCGTGCTGGCACGTTCGCGAAAACCGTTACCCAAGCCTCGGTAAAGCCGCCCGTATCAGGGTCGCGGATCTCGGTCCAATCCTGGATGTTCACCCGATGGCGGTACTGGCCGGCGCGGCTCATGCTAGCGCCGGGTCGCGAAGTGGGAATAGCAAAGCCGTTACGGGCTTCGGTAGATAGCCGACGTCATACGCAGTATTAGCGTTCTCATCCCGGTCTTTGTACAGGAATCCGAGTTGCAGCAAGGTAGCGGCCTGCACAGCGTACTTCACCTGTTTATCGCCGGAGCTATCGACGACGTAAGTCGGGTCGCCCGAACTATCCAAAATAGGGTCGTCATTGCTGTCACGTTCAACCTCGTACGGGGAGGCAGACTTGAGGTAGTTCTTCACCGCCTCGGATGCTGCGCCGATGTACGCCTCGATCAGTACGTCATCTTGATCGTGATCCATGTTCAGGTGCCGCTTAGCGCGGTCAAGCGTGACATACATCATAGCTTGACCCCTTCAGACGGGTCGAAGGTGCTCGCGTTCTCGCGAAGGTCTTTGCCGTTGCGGCCTGCTTTCACCGTAAGCTGCCACGCGTCGCTAGAGCCCGGCTTGTCGGTGTTCTCGGCTTTGGTCGAAGTCCACTGGCTGCCCGCCCATGTCACGTTGTCATGCGCGTCATAGGCTTCGTCATCACGGTACACGCCTTTGTAGATCTGGATCGGCAAGCTGAACTGCTTCACCAGTGTGTCGCCGCTGGACTTCGACATGGTGATAGAGAAGGCACGTTCGGCATCCTGAGTAACGCTCACGGCATCGATACCATTTACGATGCACTCCCAGCCGCGTAGACCGTGAGTGCGTTCGTACGACTTCCACAGGCCGCCGCGGTGCGCTGCGTATGTTCCTCGTGGGTACTGTTTCGTTTCGTCGATACCCGGCAGGATTTCCAAGTGGAGCGCATCCCGTCCGTCCTGCGGCTGGCGCACTTCAGGAACCACGATCATGTCGGCAGCAGAACGCGCCAAGGCTTGTAGGTCCACTGGGTCAGCATTTTTGCCGGGGATCGGTTCCGGGACATCGACGAGCTTTGCGGCTTCGGCGGCTAGCAGGGCGATATCGATAGTCGGCAACTGGACGAACTCGGCCGCAGCCTTCGCCAGTGCTTCAAGGTCGACCTGATCCGCGTCTTTGCCGTCCTTCACTTCAGGCAGAACAACGAGCTTGGCGATAGCTTCCAGGTCTGGTTCTAATGGTTTCGGAAGTTGCACTAGCTCCGCAGCAGCCTTCGCCAAAGCTTCTAGGTCTACGGGCTCGGCGTCTTTGCCGTCCTTGACTTCAGGAAGAACTACGAGTGCCGCGGCAGCTTGCGCGATAGCGTCTACGTCAACCTTTTCAGGCTCTACCGGCATCGGCCGATCAGCTAAGCACTTGCGCAGGTCGGCCAGTTCGAGATTCAGCGGTGCAATAGCCTTCGCCACCGCTGCGGCGATAACCGGCGCGAGGAATTCGGCTTGCGCTTCAAGTTCACGCAGGTTCATTAGCGAGCCTCTTTTCGATCAGCAGAGCGAGCATTTTCGCGCTGTCTTGGATTTGTTGGTCTGTAAGCGCTTTAGCCGCATTTGGGTCCGGAGCCGGAGCCGCCGCGTTAGGATCCGGTGTCACCGCCGGGGTGGCCGGTGCCGCTTTAGAAAACGGATCATTCGCGTCGCGTTTAGCCAGTGCTTCAAGGGAGTAGTCCTGCTGCTGCGCGGTTACGACATCACCGCCAGGGACCGGCGGAAGGTTCAATCGCCCGCGGCCTTCATTGGTCGTCATGATAGAGCCTTTCACCGCAGCAGTCAGGGTAGCTACTTGGGAAGCCATATCCATCCGCAGCAAACCGTCCAGGTCGAGGTCTACGCCGTATTGTGTTGGCAGCGACAGGCCGTCGTCCATGATCGCTTCCCAGTCCTCTATCAGGCTCTGCAAGCAGTCGGAGTAGTAGAGCTGGTTCAGGTCTGCGACCTTGAGACCTCTCGGGATCTCGCCAATGCCAACCTTGAAAGGGGGTACGTGGAACGCGGTACAGATCTGCTCTGCAGTTAGTTTCAGCTGCTCGATCAGTTTGGAATCGGTCGCGCTTAGCTGCATCTGATGGAACTGCAAACCGTCCCCGACCACGGCCACTTTGCCCGCGTTCGCGCCGGTATAGTTCGCATCCCAGTGCGTCTTAAGGCGATTCGCTGTTTCGTCGCTGATGGCGCCTGGCGCAGTCAGGATGCCCCCCGGTTTAGATCCGTTCTGGAAAAACCGACTCGAATCGTTCTGGATCTGCAGACCTTGGGTCGCCGAAAGAGCGCAGGCATACAGCGGTGAGATGCCGATCAGCGGATGAAACAGGGGATTGATCCGGTCGTGGATAATCTCGCTGGCAGGAAGCGTTACGCCTTCGGATCCTAGTTGGTTTAGATAGTCGCCCATGCAGCGGTAGAAGATTTCGCCGTCAGGAGCTACCAGGGGGATCACGCGACGCGGGTCGAGTAGGGTGAGCTGAACGACAAGGCCGCGAGCGTCCCGATGCTTGAGCGCGTAGGCGTTGCCGTAGGTAAGCTTAGACGACATCCACCATTGCTTGAACTGGACGTGCGTCTGATAGTCGTTAAACTTGCGCAGCACTGGGCTGAATGCTGGAGAGGTAGTCTCGATCCAGATGCCATCAGCCGTGAGTTGCATCAGCCGAGGGCGCAACTTGGCGAAGTCATTCGCGATGAGTGTGGTGCAGGCGTACACGGCGTAATGCGCCATTACAGTCTGAGCGGACCACTCTTCGTTCTTCTGCCATGCTCCGGTGAATGGCTCCCGAATCCACGGAAAGAAACCACCGGCGCCGATAGTCCCGGCCTGTTGAGCTGCCGCCGCGCTTTTCCTGAATGTCAGCTCTCGACCGAATATACGCATGTGTTACACCTGGACCGCGATAACGGCTTCCACATCAGACTTCTTAATACGTCCGTCTTTACCAGTGCCTACGACCGTTTCTATGTCGATTCCGTTCTCCCGGGCGAACTCTGCGATTGCATCTGAGACTTTTGGCTCTTCGGCCATGGGTGATGGCGCGGCAGTAAGCATTCTGGTCTCATATGTTCCGTGGCCTAGTTTTTGCAGAGTTTCTGCATAACGGCGGGCCATCATGACCTTTTTGCCGCCTTTGCCGTACGTGAATTCGATTTTAGACATGGGGGTTCCCCTTTAAGTTGATTCAGTGTACGGGGTGGCTGAGGTGGCGGCAAGTTTTAGGCCGAGGTAGTACCGGCTGCTCGTCTTTTTCATAATAAATCCTCGTTGCTCTAGCGCCGCATAAAACTGCGTCTGCTTCATCGGCTCTGTTGTAAAATTCGCGTAATCCGAGAACAGTTCGAGACGTAATTGCAAGAAACCCTGGCCCCTTTCGCAGTTCTGCCCTATCCATGCGTCAAATTGTTCTTGCTGGCGAATTAGCATCGCTGAGGCTCTGTCTGCTGCGGCTAGGTTCTTTTCCGCTTTGCGTTTGGCGTGCGTAGCCCGGAGAGTTTCAGCACGGCGCAGTTCTACTTCACGAGTCACGCCCTGCCGCATGTTATTCGTTTCGGCTTGAGCAGCACGACGTTCTGGGGTCCATTGCTTCTGGTAATTCGCTTTTTTGGTGGCGGCTTTTTCCTCTTCGGAGACGATGGGTAAAGCGGCTAAGCGCTCGGCTTTCTTCTTTTGCTTAGCGGCAGATATCGCGAGACCTCTCCTTTTGTGCATATTCGGA